CCTGTTGCCCAATGCTCCCAAGATCTGCTATAATTACAAGGTAACCAACGGAGGAGAATGAACACTCAGGAAGTAAAAGGAACGCTTGCTAAACTGCTCGCTACCGAAAACCTTACTGTGGAGCATCGCAAAGTAAGCACTGCCTGTTTTGATGTTGAAAAACGTCTGCTCATCCTGCCTATCTGGAAGACTGCTTCCAGCACCGTCTATGACCTCCTGGTAGGGCATGAGGTGGGTCACGCCCTCTATACCCCAAACGAAGACTTCTCGTCTGCTCCAAAGGATTTTGTGAATGTTTTGGAGGATGCTCGTATTGAGCGTATGATGAAGGTGACCTATCCTGGTCTTCGTCGTTCGTTCTTTGTGGGTTACCGTGAACTGTGGGAGCAAGATTTCTTCGGTGTGAAGAATGACGATCCCAATACTCTCTCACTGATTGACCGCATCAATCTTTACTTCAAGGGTAATCCTAATATTCCATTTGCCGACGAGGAGATGGTATGGGTCAATCGTGCAGAAAAGACTAAGACCTTTCAAGAGGTTGTTGATCTTGCTAAAGAACTTTATGAGTTCTGCTCACAGAAGCAAGAAAACAAAGAAGACATGAATATGCCACCACTGCCCGAATCTTCTGACGGTCAGCAAAGTCCTGATCAAACTATCGAAGATAGTAGTGAAGAACTTGATGAGGAAAAAGAGTGGCCTACTGAAAGTGATCCTGAGAAAGATCATCGCAACGATCGTAGTGCTGATGATGCAGACCTTGAAACCCCTTCATATCAGGGTGGTGATCAATGTGATGAAACCAAGTCTGTAACTGATGAAGCACTTTCTCAAGCACTTGAAACTCTCATAGATGACAATGCTAAGGAATGGATGTATCTTACTATTCCAAATCCTAAAGTTGAAGATTACATCGTTCCTTTCCAAGAAACGCAAGAGAATCTGTATAATCACTTTTATAACGAAGATCGTACTTCCGATTGGGCAGAACATGTTTATTATTCTGTAGCTCACTATAATACTTTCAAGAAAGATACTCAGAAGACTGTCAATTATCTGTGTAAGCAGTTTGAAATGAAGAAGTCTGCAGACGAATATCGTCGTGCTGCAACTGCAAAGACAGGTGTTATTGATACTAACAAACTACACACTTACAAGTACAACGATGACATCTTTAAGAAAGTCACTGTTATTCCCGAAGGCAAGAATCACGGTCTCGTGATGTATCTTGACTGGTCTGGTTCTATGCAGAGTCAGTTGCTTGACACCCTGAAGCAAACCTACAATCTTATTTGGTTCTGTAAAAAATCTGGTATTCCGTTCAGGGTGTATGCTTTCCAGTCTGGTTATGGATACAGCGACATGGATAACAGTGTTACAGACCAGAATGTTGGTGAACTTGCTATTGCTTCAGACTTCCGTCTTTTTGAATTCTTCTCGTCTCGTCAGAATGCAAAGTCCCTAGAGAAGTCTATGCAACTTGTTTATACTCAAGTGTTTGCTATGGGTGGATGGAGACTTAATCACTACAGTCCTTACACTCTTGGTGGAACTCCTCTTGCTGAGGCGGTGTATTGCACTCGCAGTATCGTAAATTCGATTAAGAGGGTTGAACGTGTGAGTAAAGTCAATGTTATTTGTTTGACTGATGGTGAAGCAAATCCCATGAGTTATGTGCATCAGTTTCCTGATGATCATTCCTATCGTGCTGGTGAGTATCGTTATCAGTATCTGTGCCACACTCGTGGTAAAGTCTTTTTCCTTCGCGATCCTAAGACTGGATACACTCGTAAAATCTCAAATCAACCTTATGTGACTACAAAGGAGATCGTATCCTTCTATCGCGAGATCACTGATTACAACTGGGTTGGTATTCGTCTCTGTGCAAAAGGTGACTTGACTAAACTTGTTCGCGAGTTTGCTGGTGATCAACTGGATGCTATTGATAAGCAGTGGAAAAAAGAACGCTTTGCTTCAATCAAAGAACGAGCAGGATTTACAGAAGCATTCTATATGCCTGATAAAAACACTGGTATGGGATCTCAAGATCTTGAAGTTAAACAGAAAAAAGAGGTTGCTACTAAAGCAGAATTGACCCGTGCTTTCAAAAAGCATATGGGATCTAAGATGACAAACAAAACTATCCTTAACGCATTTATTGAGCAGATCGCATGAAGTGTAAAGTACAACTCTACAAAGCAGGCACGGTCTTTGAAGAAATTGTTATTGCCAAAGACTATGATGATGCCAAGAAGGTGGCACTAGCACGAAACCCAGGAGCAACAATTACCTGGGTGACAGCAGTGTTCACCTAAATAACTGTCCACCAGACCCTCCCATTCGGAGGGTTTTCTGCTATAATTACAGAGTAATCAAAAGAAACCCAATGCCCTTCGCTCCAAATCCTGTTACTACTGAAGATCTTGTCGGTTATCTCACTACGAATGCTGGCACCGAAGTCGGTTGTGAGAATGTTCGCGAGGCAGCAAAGCAGTTGAACGTATCTTACGCTACTGCTTGCAAACGCCTGAAGTCTTATAAATCAGGTACGGGCAAGTGGAACCTGACCGTTCAAGAAATTGAACAGGCATATGAAGCACCATCTGCCACCTCTGCTGCAAACTACATTCCTGAGAAAGATGATTCCTACGTCCAGTTTGGTAACTTTCAATCTCTTAAAAAAATTATTGCATCCCGTAAGTTCTACCCTTCGTTTATCACGGGTCTCTCGGGCAATGGTAAAACGCTCTCTGTCGAGCAAGTCTGTGCTGCAACGAAGCGAGAACTAATTCGTGTCAACATCACAATCGAAACGGACGAAGACGATCTTATTGGTGGTTTCCGTCTTGTCAATGGCGACACTGTTTGGCATAATGGTCCAGTCATCGAAGCTCTGGAGCGGGGAGCTGTGCTGCTTCTAGATGAGATTGATCTGGCATCTAATAAGATCCTGTGTCTGCAATCCGTACTTGAGGGTAAGGGAGTGTTCCTTAAGAAAATTGGTAAATATGTAAAACCCGCTCAAGGATTCAATGTTATTGCAACTGCAAATACTAAAGGTAAAGGCAGCGATGACGGTCGCTTTGTTGGAACCAATATTCTCAACGAAGCATTCCTTGAGCGTTTCCCCGTAACCTTCGAGCAAGACTATCCTGCTGCCACTGTAGAGACTAAGATCCTGCAGAATGTTGGTTGTGATGATGACTTTGCTGAGAACTTGGTGAAGTGGGCGGGTGTTATCCGTAAGACGTTCTTTGACGGTGGGGTTGATGAGGTCATTACCACTCGTCGCCTGGTTCACATCGTTCAGGCATATCAAATCTTTGGTGATCGTCTAGATGCTATCACCAAGTGTATCAATCGTTTTGATGATGATACTAAGCAATCCTTCCTTGACCTTTACACAAAGGTTGACGCAGGTGAGGATTCCGAATATAATACTGAAAACTCTGACCTTCTGAATGATCAATGAAGTACAATGAAGAGGCGCTCCTACAGGAGCTCCGAGATTATATCGCAGGTACTTACAATCAACATTATGCAACTGACAAGATCCAGACGCTAGATTTGATTGATGCCTGTGGTGATGCTGAGGCATTCTGCAGATCTAACATTCTGAAGTATGCCTCTCGTTATGACAAGAAGGGCACCGCCCGTCGTGACATTATTAAAATCCTACATTATGGATTGTTGCTGCTTTATTTCAGCGACCAAAGTGCAAACCGTGAAGAGTATCCCAATCGATGACCGTAATTTCTAAGTCCACAATTGAAGTCCTTAAGAACTTTTGTTCTATCAATAAATCGATCGTTATCAAACCTGGTAATAAAGTTTCTACTCTCAGTATCAACAAGAATATTCTTGCTATCGCTGATGTCGAAGAATCGTTTGATACGCAGATTTCTATTTACGATCTGGGTGTATTCTTGGGCGGTCTGTCTCTCTTTGATTCGCCAAAGATCGATACTACCGAGTCCAATTACGTCACTGTAAGTGATCAGCGTGGCAAGTCTAAGACTCGTTTCTTCTATGCCGATCCCGATATTATCACCCAACCTCCTGAGAAAGAGATTAGCATTCCTTCTGAGGATGTAAAGTTTCGTCTTGAAGCAGGTGTTCTGCAGCAACTTCAGCGTGCTGCTAGTGTATATCAACTGCCCGATCTGTGTCTTTTCAGTGACGAGGGTGTTATGAATCTGTGTGTCACCGATAAGAAGAATGATACTTCCAATAGTTATTCTGTTGAAGTTGGAACTAGTAATGAAGAATTTTGTTATTGTTTCAAAGTTGAAAATCTGAAACTCCTTGCAGGTGATTATAATGTAACTATCAGCAAACAAAATGTTGCGCTGTTTCAAGGTGAAGGTATCAAATACTTTATTGCACTTGAACCGAACAACTGATGAAACACATTCTTTTTACTTTGAAGGGTTGTCCTTTTGAGTTGCTTGATGATGAACAAAACATCAGAATGCTTCTTTTTAGGGCAACTAAAGAATGTAAGTCAACATTACTCAACCTAGCAACACACAAGTTTGAACCTCAGGGTGTAACTGGTGTTGCTATGCTTGCTGAGTCTCACATTAGTATTCACACATGGCCAGAAAAAGGTATGGCAGTTTGTGATGTCTTTACCTGTGGGGATACCGCTACACCTCAGGATGGTGTAGAATATATGAAAGATCAGTTGAAAGCAACTGATATTATTTGTAATGAATTTGAGCGACCTCTAGAATGAATGATTTCCTTTGGGTAGAAAAATATCGTCCTCAAACTGTGGACGAGTGTATTCTTCCCGACTCTGTAAAACAAACTTTCCAGAGTTTTATTGATCAGGGGGAGATTCCCAATCTTCTTCTGTCTGGAACTGCTGGTGTTGGTAAGACCACTATTGCTAAAGCACTCTGTAACGAACTAGGAGCAGACTACTATGTTATCAATGGATCTGATGAAGGTCGATTCTTGGACACTGTACGCAATCAGGCAAAGAACTTTGCTAGTACTGTGTCTCTCACTTCTTCTAGTAAGCACAAAGTTCTTATCATCGATGAAGCAGACAATACAACGCCTGATGTTCAACTTCTACTCAGGGCATCAATTGAGGAGTTTCAAAAGAACTGTCGATTCATCTTTACTTGTAACTTCAAAAACAAAATCATCGAGCCACTACATAGTAGGACGACTGTCGTAGAGTTCAATGTTCGTGGACAAATTAAGCAGGAGTTGGCAGGTTCTTTCTTCAATCGCTGCAGAGATATCCTCAAACGCGAGGAGGTCACCTTCCAACCTAGAGTTGTTGCAGAGGTCGTTCAGAAATACTTCCCAGACTTCCGAAGAACCCTCAATGAGTTGCAGCGATACGCAAGCACAGGGTCTATTGACACTGGCATTCTGGCGACGTTAGGTGATGCTAATATCGACTCTCTGGTCGATAGTCTCAAGAACAAGAAATTCAACGATGTAAAAAAGTGGGTGACACAGAACCTTGATTCTGATCCCACATCTATTATGCGTAAACTCTATGATAATCTGTCTACTGTGATGGACGGTCCTAGTGTTGCCGCTGCTGTTCTAATTATTGCTGAGTATCAATATAAGTCTGCATTTGTTGTAGACCAAGAAATTAATCTACTCGCTTGTCTTACTCAACTGATGCTGGAGTGTAATTTTAAATGAAAGATGTAAAACTGATTCGACTTATTAGTGGTGAAGAAATTGTTGCTGAAGTTCTTGACTGGAAAGATGGTATCTTAAATGTTCAGAATGCGTTAGTTGTTGTGCCTCATCAAGGTCAGGTAGGATTTGCTCCTTGGGCAACAGTTATTGATCCTGATCGACCAGAGATTGCTCTTGATATGAAGCATGTCATTTATGCTGTAGAAGTTGCGTCACCAGTCGTAAAGCAGTATAATGAAATCTTTGGTAGCAATATTATTACTCCTGACAAACAGTTGATTGTATGACCTCTTTGAAAACTCCCCTTCGTTATCCTGGTGGTAAGTCTCGTGCTGTCAAAAAGATGGCAGAGTTCTTTCCACTTTTTTCTGACTACAAAGAGTTTCGTGAACCTTTCCTTGGTGGTGGTTCTGTGGCATTGTATGTTTCGCAGATGTATCCCCATCTAGATATTTGGGTGAATGATCTGTATGAACCGCTCTATACGTTCTGGAAGCAACTCCAGTTGAATGGCAATGAAATTAAGAACCAACTTGTCCAACTTAAACAAAGGCACCCTGACCCCGCTTCGGCAAAATATCTTTTCTTGGAATCCAAAGAGTATCTTGGACAAGACCCCCGAAGGACTGACCCTACGGCTCGTGCTGTCGCTTTCTATGTTGTTAACAAGTGCTCTTTTTCTGGTCTCTCTGAGTCCTCCTCGTTCAGTAAGCAAGCGTCAGACTCAAACTTTAGTATGCGAGGAATTGAAAAACTCCCCTACTACCAGAAACTCATCAAAAAGTGGCAAATTACTAACCTGTCGTATGAGCAACTTTTGACTGATGAAAAAGATATTTTTGTATATCTAGATCCTCCATACGATATCAAGACAAACCTTTATGGTAAGAAAGGTAATATGCATAGAGGATTTGATCACGATAGATTTTTCTATGACTGTGACAAATTTAAGTGCGATCAGATGATTTCTTACAACTCTTCTAATCTTATTAAGTCTCGATTTATTGATTGGAAACCTTATGAATACGACCACACCTATACAATGCGATCGGTCGGTGAATACATGCAAGAACAACAGTCCCGTAAAGAACTCCTGCTCCTGAATTATGTCGTATGATGAAAGGTATCCTCTCAAGGATTATCTAAACACCATCAATCTCACTAAAAAGAATCTCATGGAGGATGAAGATCCTCTTTGGGAAAAGAACTATCCTCCCTTTGTAATTAATAAGTGTATGTCACAGCACATGGATACTGTGATGTATGCAAATGAGATGAATCAATATCCCAATCTTGATAAGAAACTTCAATACGATTTCTTTATAAATACCGTCAGGTCCCGTAAGAGATTTTCTCCATGGGGTAAAAAAGAAAAGGTGAAGGATATTGAACTTGTCAAAGAGTTCTATGGTTATTCAACCGAGAAAGCAATGCAAGCACTCAGGATTCTTACCGAAAACCAACTCATAGTTATTAAAGATAAATTGAATAAAGGGGGTAAGAAACGATGAGCGAACTTAAGGAAGTTCAATGGACGAAAAATGATATGGTAGAAGTGAATTTGAAGGAACCCGATGACTTCCTGAAGGTTCGTGAAACACTTACCCGTATTGGTGTTGCATCTCGAAAGGAAAAGAAATTATTTCAGTCCTGCCACATTCTTCATAAGAAAGGACAGTATTACATCGTACACTTCAAAGAGTTGTTTGCACTTGACGGTAAGAAAGCAAACCTATCTGAGAACGATGTACAGAGACGTAACCGTATTATCAAACTCTTATCTGACTGGGGACTAGTAGAGATTGTTAAGGAAGATTCTGTGTCTGATGCAGCACCCCTGAGTCAAATCAAAGTTATTGCTTATAAAGAAAAAACTGAATGGACTTTGGAATCTAAATACAATATTGGCAAGAAGCGTCAAGTTTCAGAATCCTAAATAGAGCTGCCATGCTTTGTTTAAATGACCGAGGAAGTTAAGAACGAAGAACCCAAAAAGAAGGGTATCTTTAGTAAACTTAAAGAGGCGTCTGAAGACAAAGAAGAACAGTTGGCTATTCTGTCTACATTTGTAAGACTGGGAATTTTAGTATGGTCGGGTGGTATTCTCACATTAGCATATGTAGATCTGCCACCTGCACTTCAGATTCCCAAGCAAGATCTCGATCCGACCTTCATAGCCTCGGTGTTTACTGGGGTTTTAGCTACGTTCGGGGTTCAGACTGCCAAGAAGGGAGCACAAGCTGCCGCAGGCGGTGGTGGAGGTATCTCTAAAGCAGATATGGAAAGATTGATCGCAGCAGCAAAAGAGTCTGCACCTGCTCAAACAATTAGAATTGAGCAAGCACCGATCAAGATTACAACAGATGAAACTTACAAAATGTAATACCATGCAAAAAATTATTAACGTATTAGCAGTCCTGTCATTCGCTGGTGTCCTAGGCATCGTGGGTGGTGGGACTTATGTGTATCTTCGGAAAGATGCACTTATCGAATCCGCTAAGGAGAAAGTTGCTAAAGCAGCAGCAGAAGCGATTGCAGGAGCACTTCCTGGTATGATGGACGCTGCTATGCCAGCGATGCCAGAAATGACAGGTGGTCCTGTTCCTGGTGTACCTCCTACAGTTACAGTTAAGAAGCAGTTACAGGTAATGCCATGACTAAACTAAAGATTGCTGCTGCAACCATTGGTGGACTATTTGCTGTAGCACATATTGGTTTGCTTGGATATGTTATTAGACAACCAGGTAAACAACAGGTTTATCAAGTTCCAACTATTAATATTCCACGCGGTACTCCATATTCATCCTACAAGATTCAAGCAGGAAAAGATGGATACAGTATTGAATATAAAGCAAATGATCCTAAAGTGTTGGAGTCTGAAAAGTCTATTGATTTAGTTCAAACTAAAAACAAAAAAGGACTATTTGGTGGTGCTGATACCTTTGAGGACCGTAAGGAATCTCGCCGTGATCAATACACCATGGAAGGTGTTAGGAACATGGGAGGTGCTGCAACGCTAGATGGCGAGGGAAAGAGTGCAAAAGACATCGAGTGCATCGTGGCGGACGCTGGAGCACGGTCACAAGGTGCGATGGCAGGTAGTGCTGTTGCTGCTGGTGTTGCCGCTCCTGCTCTTGCTAGCATCCCTTACGTTGGATGGTTAGCAGGTGGTTGGGCACTTCTCTTAGGTCAGCAAGTTGGTTCTGAAGTTGGTTCACAAGTAGGCCAAGTATTTAATGACTGCTAATGATTGAAGAAATTGATATTGATAATGTGAACATACCTGATATACAGGTTTACCAACCGCCAGGGTGGGCTACAAGTCCACCTCAGGCAATTCCCCCATCTGTTCCTATTACGGAGCAGGTGGGTGTTCCTATTGTTGATATGCCTGGATGTGTAGAGGCACACGAACAGAATAGTAGTAAAGAAAAAAGTGGTATTCTTTCAGAAGATGATCCGAAGGGTGTGAAGGTATACTGTGATGCTGGTGTGCCATCATTCAATCCCTTAGATTATAATAAAGATAAATTAGAATTTGATTATAAAGCACCTGTACCACCAGTGAAATCTCCTGAGCAACCAGAAGTAAAAGCACCAGAAGCAAAGACAGATACACAACCTCCAATTCCAAAATGTCCTACTAGAGAACAGGAGTTATTAAACCCTGTAGGAAAGATTCTAGAGGGTAATAAAAAGGTTACTGGTTATGAACTGGTTGGCAAGAAATGTTTGATGGTAACTGAAAATTTGACTATCCCTGATCAGATTGTTTCTAACATTCCTAATGCTGGTGCTGTAACTGCTACAGCATCTATTGCTGTTGTGGCAACGACCTCGGCACTGCTTGCAAAACCTCTTGCTGATCTTTTGTTAAAAGTGGTGAAACCTGTCGTGAAGAAAGTCCTGAAGAAGGTTGCGACCTTAAGGGGGAAGAAGATCCCAGTCCAATCGAGAGCGGAGCGCCAAGCTGAGCAGCGTCAGAGGAATGAGGCTGTGAAGAAGTTGAGGTCTGTTCGCCCCTTGAAGAAGTAGAATGAATAGGGTGGTGATGTGGTGCGATAGCATTTTTATTTACTACCATAACATCAGCACATATGACAGCGTATTGTGTCCCAGGTTTAAACATAATTCCAGCTTTTAATAATTCGCCACAATTCTTGAGTCTCGCGATCTCAAAATCTAATCTTTTATTGGCAGTAAGTTGTTGAGTATATGATATTTGAGTTGCTGCTGCTTCTTTACATTGATCCTGCAATTTTTTATCTAATGGTTTAGACCAAGTTGCAGAGAAACCTACACCAATACTGTAGTTATCTTTTTGACCTGTTCTAGTTTTTTTGTGGAATAATACGTCACCTGGATTGTCTAAAATTCCATCCCCAATTGGATTTCCGCTGTCATCGGTAGCACCAAAGTTATCGGTAACATCATACACTGGGTCCATATAGTATGGTTCCCAAGGTTTTTGTGCAGATGCAGTTCCTGTTACATAAGGTGTGAAATTAAGAGTGGGTCCCTGACATTGAATACCGCCACCATATGTGTTAGTAATATATGGACCTTGTAAAACCTGAATTGCTTGGTTGGTCACCGAGCCTGAGCTATTCGCGATTGGAGATGCTGTTGCTGATACACCACCAATGGTTTCTGCATTTACAGGTGATGCTAAAAATAGTGCTGCTATTGCGTAAAAATACTTGTAGTGTCTGTTACGCTTGTGACCTCGGTCTCTCTTTGGATAATCGTATGATTCTGAAGACCTGGAGAACTCAGAGTCTCGGTGAACTGGAATGCTGCCCCTGGTGTCGTCTGTGTGAAAGTTGGTTTGCCTGTTACGTTTGTCCATGATGAAGTAACTCCTTCAATTGTTACATTGTTTGTTCCTGTCGTAGGTGACAGATTACCACTAGCGGTTACACCAGATCCAGTTACGGAATACTGATAACCAGTTGAGTAGTCCATCGAATTGATGGTCTCTGTAATCTTTGATGTTGTCTCTGTGTGGCTCGTCATTGAGCCCTGTGTGAAGTTTGGGACCACGGGGACCGCCTGAGCAGGTGCAAGTATGGCACTTGCACCCACCACAAACATCACATACCAGAATTTGATCTTCCCAAAAGTCATCATGACCTCCATCAATCAATGACAGTGATCTCCGAGACATATTGTCCAATCGCCGTAGTACCAGCTCCACCAGCGGTCACCGTAAGGACACCTGCACTGGTTACAGTACCTGCTAAAGTATCTTTAGTTCCTGCCGAGTAAGAAGTAACAGAACCGAAGTTTGGATTAGCACCTACAGTTGCAGCACTTGTGGGCACTGCGTCAGCCTGTGTATAAGACTGGGAGAAACTAAATGCTGCACCAGGAGTATCCTGAGTTGCTGCAATAGTTCCTGGCGAATATACACCAGAGGTGATAGTACCAGCAGAGACTGTGTTTGCAGTCGAACCGTCCGTAGTATCAATATTTGAACCTGAAATACTGAACGAGGAACCGATTCTCGATGAGGTTGCCCGTGCAGCATCAACAGTCAGTTGGACACTCGCTGCATGTTTGGTAACAAGTCCACC